TGCCATGGGTTATGCCACCAAGCCGTTCAAGTAGGTAGTCTTACCAGCAACCTTGGTGGCGGTCAACTCTTGCTTTTTCAGGTTGTTCGGGTCATAGGACACATGAACCCACCCGCTGTCGGGAATACCTGGCGTGTAAAACTCCAGAATCAATTGCGTGTACTCAAGGTTGTCCATGATCCACTGTGCGAGGTCAGCATTGGCCACGCCAGGTATCTCAATATCAGCCGCCATACCCTTGCAATGGTCAGAGGTCTTAGAGCCTCCAACCGCCGCATTTGACTCCGGTGAACGGTAAGCGGAATTCACCTTCACGCCTTTGCCGTAATGGTCACGCACTGGCTGCAATACCTTCTCGCACAGCAGTCGCAGATTCTCGGTGGCTGTCTCATCGGGATTATTTTCAAACCCCATGCGTATAGCCGTTTCTGATTTACACATCTCATGTAGCGAAAAATTTGCTGATAAGTTCATTTTGTGTTCCTTAAGGTTTCGTAGGCTTCAAGACAGGTATTCAGTTTCCGGATGGCGGCATCTCCATCGGCGGCGATCTGGAGAAGATCGGCAGCGACATCAACCGATCCACTAGATTCGGCTCTTGCTTCTCCGCTGTCACTTCCGCTGGCAACGGTGGCGGTTTCGGGCACTGAAACGCTTGGGCAGGTGGGCGCTTTGACAGGAAGCCGCAGCTTGAGACTGCCATTACTAAGATCAGCACGCAACTGATTTTCTTTAGCCTTTGCAACATTGTTCGCCTTTCGTAATGTGTCACCGTATGTCTGCGCTACCTTTGCCATCGCCTGCTCAGTCTCCCGCGCCTTGGCGTTGAGCGCGGCAATCTCAAGTTGTTGGCGCTGGTACTCTGAATCCTTGCCCTTGTAGTATCCACCGCCAAAGGCTGAAAGCACCGCCATGACGATGCCCAATAACACCCAAGGATTTAATAGACTCATGGTGCTGGCGGCTCGTTGTCGTTAGCCTCTGCCTTGGCAACTGCATTGGCCACGGCTTTGACACCAGATCGTCCTGCAACACCGCCAAGCACACCAGTGATGAATACCATGATGGTGGAAATTTGGCTTGTGTAGACCTTGTCAATTGCCGCCATCTGACCATTCATTGGTTGCGTCACATAGGTCACAGAGTACAAGAACATGGCCATTGCACCAAGCAGAATGGTCACCAAGATAACGATCACAAAAGCCCAAACACGAATCTCGATTTCTTCGGCAGTCATGCGGCTTGATTTATTCATCACGACAGTTGGCATTACTTCTTCTCCTGTTCGGTTTTAACAAGTTGCTCTGGACAAGTCGCTGTGGCGGTGCAGATGGGTGGCTTGCACTCGTCAAGTTCCCAATTCTCAGGGTCTTGGCATGGGTATCTGAATCTGTCTTCGCACCCTGTCAGAAACACCAACATGATGGAAAAAAAAGAAATGCAATAGATGTTCATTTTTTCTCTCGTTCCTTTTGCTCAAGCTCTCTACGCAATTTTTCCACCTTTTCGATCTGCTGCTTGGACTCGTTCTTCACTTCCAGCACATCTAGATACAGTATGGCCATCAAAGGCAATAGCAAGGCAATGAGTACGCAAGCCGCAATCCATCCGATCATCTCTTCCCCCAATGACTTACGAACCACAGCCACAGCCACAGGTACAGGAGGAATATAGAAGTCGCCACCACTGCTGCCAGCTTGGCTTGCAGGTTTCTTTCCTCTTGACGGTGTAGCCATCTGTCTTGCCTCTTCTTCGCCTCCTCCTTGAGTCTAGCTTTTTCCTGTTCCTCTGAGATGACTTCGCGCATCTTGAAGACTTCGGAGTACAGTGCGCCCATCTCTGGCGGTGACTGATACACCATAGTCTCTCGGATTTGAATCACCAGCCTGTCCATCTCTTGTTGCGCCATCACACGCTTTAAGGCAGCTTCCATGAGGTTTTGATCAGGGTCATAGACAGTTTGGCTTTTCTCTTCTTCCTCCCTGATGTGCGCGGCCAGTTGTTCTTGTAGCTTGAAAAACTCGGTCAGGTTTCTGACAATGTCGATCTTGACTTGTGTCTCATCAACTGCGACATAGGATTGCTTCTTTTTCGCCAGAGGCTTTGCTTTGGCGGCTGGCTTTGGTTTGCCGCCAAAGAATGCAAGCAGTTGATTCCAGAAGCCATATGCCTCTTTTCCAATTTCAATGACTTGGTCAGCCGTTGCCTTAATCTCAACAAAGGATTCCTTGGCCTGCTTGTACAGCTCGCATCCGGCTTGGATGTTCTTAACCAGCCCAGCCGCAAGCAGACAAATGCTGATCGGATCAATTTCACTACCCTATGAGTTTGCTGATCATCGTGCCGACAAAGCCTGGTCCTAATAGCACCGCACCAATCACGATGTAGAGCAGATACTCAATGCGCGTCATGCGCTTGTCGCCCTCGACAAATGCTTTCTCTATCGCGGCGTATCTTTCAGCACAAACAGCCTCATGCACAGCGAATTCCTTTTCAACGCTGTCCATCACTGAGCCTCAGTAGGCGCTGTCTCAGATGGCGTTGCTGATGCTGCTTCAGCATCTGCAAGTGCTTGCGCTTCGGCAGCCGCTGCTTGCTGTGCCGCTACTGCCGCATCATGGATTGCTTGCTCTTCAGGTGTGTACTCAACTTGTGTGGTCACGCCTGTCTCTACATTTACTACGATTCTGTGTGTCATTTTTTATCCTTCATACATGATGTTGATTGTTCCGGCATCAAAGGTGTCAGTGCCATTGGTGGTAGTAATACGAATTTGGTCAAGAGTTCCAGAAGTTGTTTTTGTATAAGTTGAAATATTTCCTGATCTATCAGTTGCGCTACCACCAACAGTTCCTGATTCAACCCAAATATTTGAGCCAACTGTTACCAGCGTAACCAATCCATGATTTGTTTGTGCGGCAACTGCATTGACTTGCAAGGTCATACGATTAGTTGGCCATGCGCCTGCACCAGTTTGTGGATTTCCTGTTCCTGTACTACCAGCATAACCTGAAGTTTCAATACTTCCGCTACCAATTTGTAAGGCAAGTCCAGCCGTTCCACTTAAAGATACGCCAGCAAACATCACAGTAATCCGCTTCACCCATGATGGGATAGAAGTAAAGTCAATGCTTGTACCTGATGTGCTGGCAACAGCAGTGCCAGAGGTAATCCCCAGTACCGCACCATTGTTGATCGTGACGCTTGCTGAACCATCGATTACTGTGCTCATGATTTAACCCTCATATATGATATTTACGCTACCCGCATCGAAAGTATCCGTTCCATTTACGGTGGTGATGCGGACGCGGTCTAAAGTAGCCGAAAGAGCTTTGACACCACTAGCGGTATGTAAATAGTTTGTTGGGTCTAACAAGTTTCCTTGAGATACCCATGTATTAGTAGTCGAGTCCAACAAAGAAATTATGATCGAACCGCTTGTAGCGTTAGCTGCTGCAACAATAACCGTTGAAATTAAACCTGCCGTTGATGTTGCGCTGCTATTGTTTGTAAGCGTTATTGCTCTTGCAGAATACCCTGTAGTTTCAATGCCGCCAGAATCGCCTAACTGAACAAGCCAATTACTCGTTCCATTTGTACTCACACCATTAAACATCACAGTGATCCGCTTCACCCACGCAGGGATGCCTGTGAAATCTTTGCTTGTGCCGCTTGTGGTTGCTTGAGCAGTAGCCTGCACAATCCTCTGCAACTGCGCCCTAGACGCATTGCTGTCAGTCCCAAAGAATTGACCGTTGTATTCAATGTTGCCAGCGGCTGCTGTACCAATCAGCGTGTCAGAAGTTAAAACAAGTATTGACATGGTTATCCTTCGTACAGAATGTTGACAGAGCCAGCATCGAATGTGTCTATGCCGTTGACTGTTGTGATGCGTACTCGGTCAAGAGTTCCACCAAGAGTAATGCTTCCAGCCATTGACCAAACATTTGCGGCATTTGAAGATGCCACAGTTCCTGAAGCCGCCCAAGAATTTGATCCTAAAGATGTTATGGTAAAAGAACCATGCAAAATTGTCCCAGAACCATTTCCATTTGTTATTCCAAATCCTGCCGTAAAAGCAGCCGCCCCGCCGCCAGAAATATATGCAGAACTACTCAAATAACCAGAACTTGTCACGCTTCCAGCACCAATTTGACATTGAAGATTTGAGCTTCCATTTGTACTTACGCCTTGAAACATCACAGTAATGCGCTTAATCCAACTCGGCAACGCTGTGAAATCAATCGCTGTGCCTGATGTAGACGCAACCGCTGTTTCCAATTTATTGACAGCACTTGTCGCAGTGGCGGCTTGAAGCGTCAGCGTGTTTGTACCAGCAACAGCAGGCGCTGATACTGTGATAGCCCCGCTGGTGTCTCCCGAAATAATTACTGAGGACATATTTTTCCTTTAGGTCAAAGCACAACCCACCTTGCACCACTTGGAATGGTGACGGTGATGCCGCTGTTAATGGTTATCGGGCCAACACTGTGTGCATTGTTGGAAGAGCTGAGTGTGTAGTTAGTGGTCACGGTGAGCGTGTTCTCATAGAACACGGTATCAGCACCGCCACCAGTTGCACCACCACCCACTGAAGACCACACAGTGCCGTTGTAGCCTTCAAACTTGTTCAGGCTGGTGTTGTATCGGAGTTGACCGGCTGCTGGTGAACCTGGCCGCTGTGCCGTAGTGCCTGACGCAATCTTGATGGCATCGGTTGCCGAGACAGTGAATGTGCCAGAGACAGATGCTGTGCCTGCCACCGCCAATGTCTTGCCTGCGCCAATGTTCAAGCCAACTGATGTGCCAGTGCCTGCGGCAGCGAAAACGGCATCAACACTATCCAAATCGGTGTTGATCTTTGTGCCCCAAGTGTCTGTTGACGCGCCAACTTCTGGCTTTGTCAGCAATAGATTTGTGGTGGTTGTATCTGCCATCTGTACCCCTTACGCGGCTTCTTGCCAAGTGATTGAATTGTCTGCTAAATCAGACCAGTTTTCTGAGGTGTCTGAAACTGGTGTCCAAGATTCCGAGGAATCAGGCACAACACCCCATCCATATCCAGTCATTGTGCCAACCGATCCAGCCGCGTCAACGCCACTGATCGACACCACGACAGACATACTGAAACCGATTGTGCCAACTTCGCCTGTACCCTCAACGCCTGTGATGTCTTGAAGTGTGAGAACCGCACCGATCACCGTTCCAACAGCACCAGTGGCTGCATTGCCTGTGATGATCGGTGAAACAAATAGCGAGTTGACAGCGCCAGTGGCTGAATTGCCAGTGATGGCCACAGTCCTGTTGATGCCGACTGTGCCTACATTGCCAGTGGCAATCGTGCCATCTTCTTGAATTGATCGGCTGGCCAGCAGCGTGCCAATGGCAAGATTCGCCTGATTGCCACTGATGACAACATTGCCTATGCCATAGACACCAAGTCCATAGTAGCCTGTTCCATAAGCAGCCATGCCGCTGCTCCTCGGTTAAGCCAACCGGATCAGGCCGGTGCTTGCGTCATTGACAGGCATGGTCAGTGTGAATGTTCCTGCCGTCACGGTCTGACTGCCAAAGGTATGCACGCTCACCGCCTTGTCGGACTGACTTGAGTTATAGATCAACACGCAATCAAATGCGGTTGACAAAGTAACTGCGGCATATGTGATGCTGGCACTTGGCGTGACAAAGGCAGTCGTGCCGCTGGTGCTCGGTGCAGTGCCAAATGTGACGGTGACACCACCTGCGGTATAGCCTGAACCCGAAACCTCGCCAGTGGTCGTATATGCGGTTGTAGAGGCATTGATGGTGGCACTGTCCAAGTACAAAGCCGCCTTGAAAGTGTCAGCGGCAGTTGATGCACGCACAACACCTGTGCCGAAATTGTGAATGCCGGTCAGCAAATCACCTTTAAAACTTGTACACATGGATTGAGTATTGGCCACGGTCTTATTCCTTATCCAATTGCTGCCGCAACGCCATCGGCTGCGACACTTTGTTTCAACACAACATGGACTGATCTGTGTACCAGTTCGTCATCCAAACGATATTCAACCCAACTGATGATCTCTTTGTCGTTCTCAATCGAACCCTCAG